TAGGCCAGGTTATTGACGATGAGGCCGCCGCGGTAGCCCGATTGTGCGGTGGTGGCATGCTGGGAAAGGCCGGGCGAGCGGTGATAGGCGGCCCGTGCGGGACCGTTCGGCCCCAAGGGCTCGGCGTGGCAGTTGATGAGACGGCCGGCAGACTCTTGCGGTGTCGATCCCGGAAAGGTAGAGAGCGGGAAGGGGATATCGATCGGGCCGCGCAATGCAAAACGCCTCGCATAAAAAGATCAAGGTTTTCGGTGAAGGCCTGCCATCTGATGGATTCGAAGTGCCGGCTAACGCGCAGGCAGAGTTCACGCGGGAGACAGACGGCAGAAATGTTTGGTGGGGCGTCAGCCTCAGAAATATTCGACCCGCAGCCGCTCATAAGTCGGCCGCCCGCGCGTGATTTGCTTCAGGGCCATGGCGCCGGCGCCGCTGCCCGGCGGAATGCCTAGCCCCTGTTGCTTGAGCCGCTGATAGTCTTCCGTGTTCGCTCCGAACTTCGTGGCGCACTCGCCGGCGACGATGTCGGCGAGCGGGGCGAACCATTCGCCGGGGATGCTGTTCGGATCGGGCACAAAACAGATATCGAGAAACATCAAAGTCCGAAGGATCGAATCGAGCTTTGAGGCGACATAACTTTGATCCTCGACGTCGACGGCCTGGCCGGGCGCGAGCACGCCAAGGTTTGCGAGCGCTTCGGTGATCAGATCCGTCTGAGTCCGAAAGCGCCCGGCGATGGCCATCTATCAGGCCGCCACGCTTGTATCGATCGTATCGGAGATCGAGATTTCGCCCTCGTTTTTCTCGGTCCATTCGGCGCCAGGCGGCGGCACCTTCCGGGTCGAGATCTTGCGCCGGGCGCGCGGAAACCCTTCAACTTCGAATGACGGGTTGTCCTTAGCGATGTCGATCATCGAGACCCACGTCTCGACGTGCTTCGTCAGCGTCTCGCCGTTCTGGCCCGGATATTGTTTCGGCATCGGCACGTCGTAGCCGTGCGCCTTGTCGTTCGGGTCGAGCTCGACCGGGACGTTCGCCAGGAACTTGACCTTGTTCCATACGATTTCGGTTCGATCGTCCGTGTTGAGCGGGCGATAGGTGACGGCGACGGTTTTCTTCGAGGCCTTTGGGGCCGTGGAAGCGGGGGCTTTTCCCTTTGCCATGATATCCTCGTTTGTAGAAAAAGATTCTGCGGTCGCGGTGCGAAAACACCACGACCAGGTCGGGCGACGCTCCGATCGCGCCCATCGTCGGCGGCCGGAGAGAAGGAAATTTCGGGCTAAGGAATGATCGCGGCGCGCCAATTGTTGGCGAATGAGCCGGGGATGATGCCGCCGCCCTTGCCAACGCTTGCGGCCTGCACCTTGATGAACACGGCGGATTGACCCGCCGGGATGGCGGTAAACGCGGCGTTGGCCGCGAGCGCGTTGATGGTTTCGCCGGTCGCCGGAAAAACCTGCATGCTGTTGGGCGTGTCGTTGATCATGAACACGATCGACTGCGCCTCTAAACTCACAAGGCTTGGCAAGACCGCCGCAGCGTTGGCGCCTGCCGAAGTGATGAAGCGGCTGACCTGGCCGGTAAGGCGGGTTGCGGTGTTCTGCGTCGTGTTGGGTGCTGACAGGTCATCGAGCACCGGGAAACCGTTCTGACCGAGCGCCACTAGAAGGGCGTCGTTGGCGACGGACATGGGGATGACTCCAAAAAAGAGAAGGCCCCGAAGATGGGGCCTTCAGTCGGGGAGGACTCGTTTCAGCAACCGGGGTTGGTTGCTGTCATCGGCGTGTAAACACACTGCCCGTCGTTCGGGGCGATGTATTCGAGCACGTAGTTCGTTTGACCCGTGGTCGGCAGCGCGCCAACGATCGTGATCGTGGCCCATAGGTCGAAACCACCGTCCGCGCCGGTCTGCGCGATGCCGTTGCCGGTCGCCGCAACGCCGATGTTGGCCGCAACGACGGTCGACGCCGTGCCGCCGCCCGTGCCGGGGCCGGTCGCGGCGGATGCCACGATGTTGACGCCGGCCGATGATGTGCCGAGCGCGATCGACTGCGACGTGCCAGCGTTCCAAGCGGTGGTCACCTGGTTGTTGATGCGCAGCACATACGAATTGTATGGCAGCGCGCCGACCTTGAACGAGCACGTCAGCGAGACATAGACGCACGAATTGAAGTTCACTGAGAAACGGACGTAGTGAACTTGCTGCGTTGGGAATTGCCGCGGCGGGAGCTGCGGCGGGACGGTGAGTGCGTTGGCGACGGGGCCAACGATAGTGGCGCCAATGCCGAGGCCGATCAGCGCGCCGATAACGCCCTGACGGAAACGGTCGAATAGCGCAGAGGCATACTTGCGCATGGTGATTTTCTCCAGATTGTGAGGAAGGTGGAAGCGGACGAAATTGGCTATTTCGTCCGGTGATCAGCGATTAGCTGTCGGACGCCGAAGCAAATACGCCGGTGAAGACGCCCCACTCTTTGTAGTTATTCGTGGGGTTGAGCTTCGCGATTTTCTTCAAGCCATAGGCCATCATAACGCCGACGCCCCGGAAGAACTGATAATCGTCCTCTTTGAGGAACGTGGGCGTGGGCATTCTGCCCCACAGCCAGGCCATTGCGCCTTGGCCACAGAGGAACACAGGCGCAACTTGGATGCCAGTCGCGCCGGCGGTGGTGTAGGTCGTAGGCAGGCGTACATCCAATTCCGGGACTTCGCGAATAATCATCCCGTTGTACAGAAGATCCCCGTCTTGAAAGAGCGGGTTTTTGTCGAGTCCATCGCCTTCGCGGGGGCGCGATTGCGTGTTGGCTGTCACGATCGTGGAATCGTTCTGCAGGTCGCGGAAACAGTTCGACCCGGCAAACACCACGAAATACTCGCGGCCGTTTTTGAGCTTATAGGGGCGAATGCGCGGGTTGGCCTTCTTGGCCAGGCGCTTCATTTTGTTAAGCGCCGCGGCCGATAGCGTCATCGCCGAGGTTACGTTTGCCGCGGCCGTCGCCCAGGTCGCGTTAAAGTTTCCGGTCGCGCCGCCAAAGAGAACACGGTCCTGATTGTCGGCCGTCCATGTATTGCGCTGCGCAGCGGTCGCCGCATCGAACAAGGCGCCGTTGACGCGCTGGCCATTGGTCGAGCCGAGGCCTGCGGGAGCGGTCGAAGCAAGCGGGATTGCGAAAAAGGCGTCGCAGATTTCATCGCGCTGCAACTCCTTCCCCCAATCGTCAAGGAGCGGGCGCGCCTGGCCGAACAGGTCAATGGATGATTTCTGTTCTTCCGAGCGCGGAATGCGCACGGCGTTTCTCGCCCAATCAATCCAGGCGCGATCGCCGTAATTGTCGATCGACTCTTCGTTGCCGACGAGCGTACCGGTCGCGATTGGCTGATTCTTGAGCCGCGCGATGAGCGGAATATTGATCTGCTCGCCGCCCTTTTTGAGATCATTCACAACGCGAATGATCGCGGTCAACTCTGTTCCGATGTACGGCGCAAAAAGGTTTTGACGGATATATTCCCGGTAAACCTCCTTGCGGAAGACAATGAGCTTGTTGTTTGCACTTACTGTGGTGACGGCCATGGCACGTCGTCCTTTCGTGGTTGGACGGCGCCGCGACCAACAAAAAACCCGCCACTAGGGCGGGTCGTGGCGGGCGGGCTGTCCGGTGGCTTAGGTGTCGTCAAAGGCCGAGTCGAAGATCTCTCGCTCGATCGATGCGCTTGTGCGGGCTGAATCGCGGCCGACATTGCTATCGCGGCCGCGGTGGGAAGTGCCGCCGGTTGAACCGTTGAGGCTAGGAGGAAGGTCGACGCGCGTTCTGGGGCCGCGGCCGCCTTCGCCGCGCATAGCATCCGAGCGCATACTGTCGATAAAGCCGCGCCGGAAATCAGGGTTGCTCATCCGCGCCTGAATCTGGCGATCAATGAAGGCCGTTGGATCGTTGCCGATGTCACGCAAGAGCCCTTGGCGCTCATGCCAAGAGATAAGGGCGCGCCCCGGATTGGGGGAGCGCATCACTTGCGCAACGCTCGCGCTATCGCCGCCGCGGCCCGCATTGACTAGGGCCTCGTAGGCTTCCCCGAACCTCTCTTGGCCATGTTCCTCAATGGCGTCGTAGAAGCTCGAATTCACGCGGCGTTCCTCGGCCCGCTGCTCGATGCCGTTAAGGAGTTGGCGTTCCCAAGCTTCCGGGTCGGCAAAGATATCGGGACGTTCGGGGCGCTGCTCTTGCTGGTTTGGCGGGCGTTGCCCGCGTTCCAACGTTTGCAAGCGAGCCTCGATTTCCCGATTGCGGGCAAGGGCTGCGTCTCGCTCGGCCTCGATGGCGCGTCGTCGTTCCGTTTCCTCGCGGAGACGGCCAGGCGGCACGCCGCGGCGGTCCTGGCGCTCGTCGGGCTCGCCGGGCTCGTCGGGCTGTTCGCCCTCGTCGCCTTCGGTTTGGCCCGAGGCCTCGACTTCCTCGTCTTCCGCTTCGCCCTCGATGTTGTCATCGTCGAGCGTTTCATCGGGATCCATCTGTTCCAACGACATGTCACCGTCGTTGTCGTCAGCCGGATTTCCGAAAGCGGAATCGTGGATTTCCTGCTCGGTTTCGCGGATGGCGTCGCCGATCAGAGCGCGTTCCTGTTCCTCGTATAGTTCCTCTGCGGTCTTGCGGGGCATGGTCTCTCAATCTCGCTTAAGAGTGGCGTGTGTCGTGATATCGCTCACGAGTGGCGAGGCGGATTTGGCCGATCCGCTGCGGCTTGCCGTGATTTCGCTCACGACGGGCGAAGCTTGTCAGAGCTGGAAGCCCCATGCGGACACGGAAATGACGCCGCCGGCGCCGGGGTTTGCAGTGTTGACGGCGATCGCCGTGTTAGTCCCGGACGCGGGCACGCACGGCGTAAAAGTCGACTGCGTCGATACTACTGCGGGGCTCGTGCCTGTACCCATTTCGACGTTGAGGGTGCCGGAAATCGTCCCGGTGATCGTGGCGTTGCCCGCGGCCGCGGCCGTCGCGGTCGAGCCGATCTGATAGCCGCAGATAAATGTGGTCTTGCCGGCGACGCCGGGAAGCGTCGCGGTTGCTGCCGCCGCGGCGCCGGTCGCCGAGGCCGTGATCGGCGTTCCGGGCGGAACGTTGTTTCCGTTGGGGACCGCTTGCCCCGCGGCATTCGGCGACATGACGACGAAGCCGCCGACTGTTTGATTGCCGGGCGTGGTCCAGGTGTTTGATTGGTTGGCCTGGCCGAAGGCAACCCCGGCAGCAAAAAGGGCCGCCAGAGCGGCCCCGATCGCCAGAAAGCAAGCTAGTCGTTGTCTCATGCGGCCCTCTTGGCTGGTTTCTTCGGCTGTTGCATTGCCTGCTTGCGCTTCTGCGCGTGCTGGAATTGCATCGTCTTGCGCTTCTCGGCGAGCTCGGCCATTCGAAACTCGTGCTCCTGGCGCGACTGTTCCATTTCCATGCGGATGCGATCGCGCTCGGCAGCCTCGCGCTCGCGCTGCATCTGCGCGTCAAGCGTGGCCTGCGCCTGGTCCTGTTGCGCGTTCTGCAGCTCGGCCGAGGCCTGAATCCGCGCTTTCATGATTTCGGCCTGGCCCTTGCCCTGCGCGGCCTGCGCCTTGATCATTTCGCCCTGCGTCTTCGGATCGGGCTTCGATGCGGCCTGTTGTGCGGCTTGCGCCAGGTCGTTCAAGATTTCCTTTTTCACGCTCGACGGCAGAGGCATGAGCTTGACGAGCACCGGCGCCGGGATCGTGCCGGGCGGCATCTGCGCAAGCACCTCCCAGGCGTCTTGCATCATGTTCGCGACGTCGGGGCCTTCATCGAGGACGATGTCCACGTCGAGCGAGCCCACCGCGTTGGTGATGATCGGCTGGCCCCATTGATTGAGGCCCAATTGATTGACGGAAAGGAACTGCTTGACGCCCTCGTTGTCGGTCACTCGCACCCAACGCTCGGCCGTCCAGGTCGATTGAATCGTGTTCCAAATCGCTCGATAGACGCGGATCTTCCAAGCCCGATAATTGCGAAGGAACGTACCGATTTCGGCGATGCCGGCCTTCTGCAAGAGGTTGATTGCAACTCCGCTGTGCTCGTCTTTGCCGTCCTGCGCGAGCATTTGGGGATTAATGTTCGCGAACGTATCGATTTCCCCCGTCGCATGCTGTAGCAACAGCACATGCGCTTGAAGGTCGTTATTCTTGTCCGCGGCTATTGGGGCCTCAAAGCCGGCGTTGTATTCGATGAGTCCGTCAGGTCGCGCCGCCTCGCGCCTCGTCGTCTCAACGTCATCGACCGAGCCCTTTTGGACCGTGAGCCGGGAGACGTTACTTATATGAAGCGCTTTCGAACGGCGGGCGTTGATTTCGTCTTGCGGGCCTTTGAGGTTTCGCGTCAGGCCATAACGATCGCCATCGTGATCGACTGCGGCCGAAAACATAACGTAGCGTGAGCACGGCCGCCGGCGCTCGTCACGGAAAGGAGACTCGCCTTGCGCGAGAAGGATGAACGAACAGTAGAACGCCCAATACCACCGGCCGCGGTGCTTGTACCAATGCTCAACCAAGCGAATGCGGTGCTCGTTGACATAGACCCACTTGAATTCGCGATCACTGTGCGTTGTAAGGTCGAAGCCCGTCTCGACCATCAGGGACCGTATGTCGTCCTCACGATCCGGAAAAAGTTCGACGGCAGCTTCCACGTCGAGCCATTTGGCAATCCCCATATAACGCGCATCACTGAAATCCGGCTTGAAGGACCGGGGATCATAGAAAAAGTCATCCCCGAATATAAAATCCATCCCGAGATCGGGATCGCCGTGATCGCCGGGAATTAATTTCAGCTCGACGCCGGCGATGCCCTCGATCCCCGCTTGCGTCGCGCAATAATTATCCAGAAAGTACCATTCATTCGACTCAAGCACGTTGCGGACGCATTGCGTCGCAATCTCGGCGCCGTCGGCGTTCTTCGGGTTGCGCGGATAAGCCTTCGGATCCTGGCGCAGGCGAAGCATCAGGCCGGCGATTGAATCGATCTTCCGCCCCAGCCGGTTGATGGTGATGACGGGTTGCCGGCGCTCGCGCAGGATGCGGATTTCTTCCGGCGTATATTGGGCGCCGTGGTAGTAGTGGCGGGAAAGCTTCTGTTCTTCATACTCTTGAACTTTTGCCGTTAAATAATCGAGATATTGTTGTCGCAGGCGCGAGACTGGAAAGAAGCCGTCATCGTTGCCCGACCAATCGAATTCGTCTGGCGAGTGCGTCGACCAATTGCCAAGGGTGCCGGTTTGGGAGCGGAAATTTGCTCCCCCGGCGCTAGGTGCTTCGGGCATACGGGATCTCGCTTAACCACTCGCCTTGCCGGCGCTCGCGCCAGGCCTCAAGCTCGGCCCGCAGCTTGTCCGCATCCGACCAGCCATCGCCCAACATGCCATGCACGACGTCAAAGCCGAACTCGTAGACCAGCGCCCGCATCGCGGGCTTGAGCCGGTCGACGAATTCCATCACCTCGACGGAATGCGGGCTGTCCTCACTGTAAGGAGGCGTTATAGGCTTCTGCGGCGACTTGCAGTTCCTTGTCATAGGCCTGCAGTTCCTTGCCGAACTCATCAAACACGCGCGTGTCCTGGTCCGCATTGATGCGGAAGGCAACCGTGCGCAGGGTTTCCGCTATCGCGCAGTAGAACGTGAATTTGAGCGCGCGTTTCGTCTCGGGCGAGTATTTGTCGAACCAAGGAAGATTGCCGATCGACTCAAGCCACATCGCCTCGACGGTCGGATAGATTGTCGTTTGCGAGATCTCGGCCTTGTCCGATATCGGCAGCTCGATCGGCGCGGTTTTCTTCCTGCGTCGCTTTGCTTCGCCCATCACTCAAGATCCGCCGGGATTTCGGTCGACCATCGCCGTTCGGTTCTTACGCCGGCGATCCATTGCTTGACGCGCTCGGCCACGTCCGCCGGCGGGTCGTAATGAAACGGCGCCTCAGACGTGATTGAGTGGCGCTTCGATCCGCATTGGAACGTCACGTTATAGGCTCGCGTGCCGTCTTCCTGATCGAGCATCGTAAAGACGCTGATCTTGGCGCCGATATCGGCAAGGAGCTTGTTGGCCTCGACGGCGAAGGCCATTTCTTCGGGCGACGCGGGCTCAATTTTCCACTTCACAACAGCTTCACGCTCGACTGCACGTCGTCCATGTCTTCGCTTGGCGGCCGATATCCATCGCGCGGCGAATCCGGTTCCTTGATGGTCCGAGTCCATGGCCGCGAGCTGCAGGCATATCGCCAATCATCGGCCGCGTGATCTTCCGACTCGGTGTCCAGGTCCTCGGCCCTCGCCGGATCGTGCTGCAGGACCGGGATTGTCCTAATAGACGCAACACACGTTGAGAAACAGTAAACCATCGGCACGCCGGTAGGCCTGCCCTTGTCGTCAAGAATGCCGATAATGCGGGATCGCATTTGATCCCATCCCGACATCGGGCCGCGCTTGTCCTTCGACTCGCGGGTGTTAACGCGGGTGTTGTCAGCCTCGCGGAAGGCCGCAAGCTTTTGCTTGATCAGGGCGCGATTTATGCGCTCGGCTATGCTTGGTCCGCTTTCAACCCGGAACGTCGAAGGGTCGAGGACGCCATAGGCGAGCTTGGGGTCGCCCTTCTCGCGCTCGATGAGGCGTTCGGCTACTTGCTCGGCGGTGAGCTTGAGTCCCTTGCCGCCGCTTGCCGGGTCGGTCGACCCATAAAATTCTCGATATCGAACGAGGGCGCCTCGGGGGAGCAAGGCACCTGAACGTAGACGGTGGTCATCTTGGACAACAGCCCACCATCCGAAGCTGAAGGGTGAAGCCGATCCCCAATCGCCAGACCGAAAGCGAACCCAACCAGCAGGAACGCTGAAAGGAGCGACAATATTTCTTTCGGACCAACACTCAAAGAAGGCTCCTTCGATCGCCGTCCAATCACCGGAAAGCCACGCCTTGACGAGCTGCGCGGATCCGACCAGGTGAAGGCGATTTACATACTCGGGATCCTGCTCGATGAGAATACGGTTATCACGCAATCTTCCGGGGATAACCGCAACGCGATGCAACGAGCCATTTTCGAGCTTGCGGACAAGAAGCTTGGGTCGCTCGGGGAACGGGTGGAGCTCATAGCGCGCTCTAACCCAATGCTGGCCGGCGCCGCCGGGGTTGCCGGTGACGATCATCTGCACCGGGACGCCGTGCGCCGATCGCAGCACGCCGAACAGGCGCAGGATTGGATCCGGCCGCGGATATTGGCCAACTTCCTCGACCCAAGCATCGGTAACGTTGCGGCCCTGATATTCCTGCGCGTCATCGACCGATTCCAGATACTTGAAGCTTGCGCGCCCGCCGTTGGGCATCCGCCAGGTGTCGCCGCCGGTGAGCTTGCCGCCGAGCGGTTCGTAAATCTCCTTTGAGCGCTCGATGGCGTCTTCAAAGCTAATTTTGGTGCGGCGGACGCCAAGCGCATTGAAGGCCGCGCCATAGCGCGCCTCTTTTAGGGCCCACTTCCCTAGGACGCCGTCCGTTTTCCCGGCGCCCCGCGCGCCGCCATAGAAGATTTCGGCGAGCGGGCAGTTGACGAGGGCGGTTTGGGGGCCGGGCTGGGGGCTCCAGACGGGCTCGATTCGGCCGCAAACGCCTTCGTCCATTCCTCGGCCGTCATCGGCTTATCCGCGATCGCATAAAGGGGCTTAAGGCCCACATCGATCTGTTGCTTGGGTGCGCCCCAGCCGCGTTCAAGAAGGATCTTCGCGGCGTTGACGCGCGCCGACCATTCCTTCGCCTTCATCATCGCGAGGGCGAGCGTCTTAATCGCTTGTTCGGTGTATTCGCGCGCAAGGGCGCGAACGTCGGCGCCGACCTTGTTGACACTGCCCTTTTGGCGGCCGCCGGTCTTGGGCGTGCCGGGCTTTCTGCCACCCATCAGGCGGCCCGCGCTTTCACTCTTGCGTGTGCCTTCTCGGAAATGACGCCGCGCTTCTTGAGCTTGTCGGCGTGCTTGTTCGCATACTTGTTCGCGGTGGCGATCGCCACGCCCTCGTCGCCGCCCGAGCGCAGAATAGCGTTCGCGATCGACGAGGCCTTCTTGGCGCCGGCGCCGCTCAATGAGTGGTTATGGCGCGAGGCGAATTCGCCGGCGGTCCAGGGCATGACTATTGCGTATTACGCCCGCCGCCGCCGTACTGTGGCCCACGTTGGGCGATTGTGCCCTTCATGCGGGTGTTGCCGGTCTTGGGATTGGACGCCGATACGTCGCTACCGGGGATCCATCGCTTC